GTGGAAGTTTTGTTTGAAGTCCGAGACACTGATCTCACAACAGATTTTATAGTCATTTAGTTAATCTCCACAGTAGTGGGACCACCTGAAATAACTACACGCCAGTAACCCCTTTTAATACTAAAGATTTGTGCTTGTGATTCTTCAAAGACTAGTTCAGGTACTGTACGCCAAACATCATCAGAACCTAATTGTTCAATACTGACAGGACCGGGACCATCAATAATAAGATATTTTTCTACGATAACTTCTTTATTATTATTGATTGGTTCAGATGTGAAATTTGTTTTATTGAGGAATAGCATTATAGGTAACTCCCAGAATAGAATTGGGTTTATAGTAACCTATTATACCGATTTAAAACACGTGGAAGTAAAATTGGTGGGCCTTGACGGACTTGAACCGACAACCTAACCATTATGAGTGGTTCCCTCTAACCAATTGAGATAAAGGCCCTAAGTGCTAGTCTTTCCTAGCTGTCCGCACAACAAGAACGTACATCCTATTCCCCAACTGGTACAGGTATATGTACGGTGTTAGATCCCCAACTGGAGTATAACTTTAGAGCCACAATGGTTGGTATCTAGCTGCAATGGTTTTCTCATCTGCCACTCATTGCTTATGCAGTCTGGTTATCCTACCAGCGAGGTACAAAATTGGCGGTGAGTAAAGGATTCGAACCTTTGGGGCTTTTACACCCGACTGTTTAGCAAACAGTTTGTTTAAACCACTCACACAACTCACCTAAATTGGGGTGAGGAACGAGAGTTGAACTCGCGACCTCCGGGGTCACAACCCGGCGCTCTAACCATCTGAGCTACCCCCACCATAATTGGCTGACATGGTAGGATTCGAACCTACAACCTGTCGGTTAACAGCCGACTGCACTACCATTGTGCTACATGTCAAAATTGGTGCGACAGACTGGACTCGAACCAGTGACCAATAGCTTAGAAGGCTATTGCTCTATCCAACTGAGCTACTATCGCTTAATCACAGGTTTATAAAAACCACAAAAGAAATCAGTTTAAGATAAGCCCGAGAACTATAGTGTTAGGTACTGGGGCATCTACATATTCTTTAATATGCTTCTTCAACCAAGATTGGTGATTGATACAATTTGGTAAATCATCCCAACCATTAGCATCAAGCAGAACAAGTTTGCCTGTTTGATCTTTATACGTAATATACTGAGCCATAGATACTTAATCAACCCTTAATACTAAAAGACAATATAAACCAAAAAAAGGATACAGAGATGCTTACACAAGCACAAGTAGCTATGGCAGTACCTACTAAACTAAAGGTCAGTGTTACACAGGACTTAGTAGATAAACTGAATAACATAAGCACAGACGACTTACATGCTGAGACTATTAAAGAGAACTTTGTTAGCTACACCAAAGTACTCATGGATGGTAGGTATAAGTTAGAAGACTACATGAATGCTGTTGCTTATGTGTCATACAAGATGATGGGATACAGTAATCAAGATAGTTATTACAGGACATTCCCTGATAGACATGCTGTTCTTGTTGCTAGGGGAGCATCTAGCAAAGACATATCCAGTTATGTGGCAGCCTATAATAAAAACAAACTGGTTAATAATATCCTTGAACAGGCAATGATCCCCATATACATCTTGAACCAAGATGCAGTACAGAGGGCTATTAACACCCAGATTGAGATTATGACAGACACAGATAACTCTGCTGTAGCTAGGACACAGGCAGCTAATAGTTTACTTACCCACCTAGTGAAACCTAAAGAAGCAGCCAAGATTGAACTTAACATTGGCACAGAAGAGTCTAGTGGTATGAAGGATCTTAAGAATGCTATGGCAGACTTAGCTATACAGCAAAAGAGACTTATTCAAGCTGGTGCATCTGTAAAGGATATAGCAGAAGCTTCCATTATTGAGGGTGAATATAGTGAGTAATACGCCTGAGGAAGTATCCAAGAAAAACAAACTAGATGACTTGATTAAGAAAGTAGACTACAGATTCTTAAATTCAAGCCTCTATGTTCCTTCTACATTTGCCTTAGAGTTTATGAACTTTATTAAACTGGTCAATGGTAAGGAGGGGGAGTCACATAAAACACCACCGATGCATTTGAAGATGTTGGATATTCTAGCCAATGATGAATCATGGGTAGTTAACTTACTGTTTCGTGGTGCTGCAAAGACAAGTGTATTCATGGAGTACCTATCCCTATACCTTGCTGTGTTTGGTTCGTTACCTCACTTAGGTAAAGTATCTGGAATGATCTATGTATCTGACTCTATCGACAACGGTGTGAAGAACGCAAGACAGTCACTAGAGACTAGATACAACAATAGTGACTTCCTACAGGAGTGGATACCAGAAGCTAAGTTTACTGATAAGTATATTGAGTTTATTTCCAAAGATGGTAACAAGCTAGGTATTAAACTGTACGGTGCTGCTACAGGTATTCGTGGTTCTAAGATCTTTGGTAAACGACCTGTATTGGCAATCTTAGATGACCTTATTGGAGATGCTGATGCAGTATCTAAAGCCTCGATGGATGCTATTAAGGATACTGTCTATAAGGGGGTAATGAATGCAATGGACCCCTCAAACAATAAGATTATTTTTAACGGTACTCCTTTTGCCAAAGAAGATATTATTGTCGAAGCTGTTGAGTCAGGAGCTTGGGCAGTAAACGTATTCCCAATGTGTGAGAAGTTCCCATGCACTGAAGAAGAGTTCTCTGGGGCATGGCCAGACAGATTCAGTTACAAGAACATGCTTAGTCTATACGAGAAGTTTGAACTAGCAGATAAGGTTGGATCTTTCTACCAAGAGCTTATGCTTCAGATTACTAACACAACTGATAGGTTAGTATCTGACAATGACATTCTCTGGTTCGACTCACAGAGGATGTTAGAAAACAGGAATAACTTTAACTTCTATATCACTACAGACTTTGCCACATCTGCTAAACAGTCTGCTGACTATTCTGTAATTTCCGTCTGGGCACATAACAATAATGGTGACTGGTTCTGGGTAGATGGCTTTGCTGAGAAAACCACTATGGACATCTCAATAGCTAATTTATTCAGGTTGGCTCAAATGTATAAACCCCTCTCAGTTGGTATAGAGACTAATGGACAGCAGGGTGGGTTTATATCTTGGATTCAGAGTGAGATGCTCACTAAGAATATCTGGTTCAACCTAGCAGCTCATAACGGTTCTGTAGGTATTCGAAGAAGTGGAGATAAGTTAGTTAACTTTAACTATGTGGTCCCATTATTTAAAGCTAAGAAAATGTACTTCCCTTCAGATAAAAAAGAATATCCGGTCATGCAGATATTCTTGGATCAAATTAAGTTAGCCTTACGTACAGGATTCAAGGGTAAGGATGACTTTATTGATACAATATCTATGCTCCCTTTTATGGATGCTATTCGTCCCTCTAGTGATATTATGATGAACAAAGACAAATCAGGGATCTGGGCATTTGATGAACCAGTAGATATTAATAACTTATCCTCATATATCGTATAGGTACTAAGATGAATGCACACAACATACTAAAGCAACTATCGTTCACAGAGTTTAGAAACCTATCATTATCTAATGATGGGGATGGCACTATTCGTAAAGCAGATATGGGTGCATTACTCACTTATATAAATGATGGTATGAGTGCCTTAGTCACACAGTTTCAAGTATCCGAAAAAGTAGTACATGTTCAACTGTATGACCACATAACTACTTACCACCTACTCAGTAAATTTGCAGTATCACAACAACCACAACCTGATGTGGATTACCCATATATCTTAGATTCAAATGGTTCTCCTTTTAAGGGAGATGTAAATAAGGTCAAAGCTGTATGGGATAACACAGGAAAAAAACGTGTATTAAATGATGAGTCTGATATACGGTCTATATTCATTATGGGCAAAGATGCTATCACAGTCCCTTGCCCTGAAAATGATGTAATACTATTTGTACACTACCAAGCAAAACCTACGACAGTGACTGTAGATAACCTAGATGAAGAAGTAGATATACCTGATTCTTTAGTGCCTGCATTAAGAGCCTATGTAGCCCACAGGTTATTTATGTCTATGGGTACAAGTGATAGTATGCGTATAGGCCAAGAATACCAGACACAATATATAATGCTCATCAATGACCTAAAATCAACTGATGCATTATCTGACTCTCGGTTTACAGAAAGTCCATTTCATGAGAGAGGTTGGATATGAATCCGTTTAATCAATCAAGATTCAAGAACCTTGGTGTTTGTCCTACAGGGAACGATTTGGGATGAGCAGGCCAATTACTGATACTACCTTAGATACCCTTATGGTGTCCGCAGGTACTAAAAGTATGGGGGGTGGTACAGTGGCTTCCATTGTTGGATATATGTCTAGTAATGGATTTGCTGTTTTAGTAGGTGTCCTTGTAACCATTCTTGGGTTTATCTGTAGTGTCTATTTTCAGAGACGACAATACATAAAGAATACGGAGAAATGGGAAATTGAAAAGAAGCAAATGCTTGCAGACGAAAAAAGAAAAGAAGAACTGCATTCTCTAGCTGTACGTAAACTGAAGTACGGGGGTGATTTTGACCAAGAGTGTTAAATACCCAGCAATAGTTGGGGCTATAATTGCAGGTATCTTGGTGGTCGAGGGTGGCTATGTAAACCACCCTTCCGACCCCGGAGGAGAAACCAACTACGGTATTACTCAAAGTACAGCAGCCAGCCATGGGTATACAGGTAGTATGGCCAACCTACCAAGAGGTACAGCCATAGAAATATACGCAGAATCTTACGTATATAAGCCTAATTTTATTAATGTTGTTACTCTATCAGAACCAGTAGGAACTAAGCTGGTTGATATGGGTGTGAATGTGGGTACTAAAAGATCAGCTAAGTGGTACCAACAAACCCTTAATAACTTCTCTAGAGGATGTAAGGATTACCCTTGTATTACTGTAGATGGTAATATCGGTAGCAATTCACTAACAGCACATAAAAACCTAATCAATAAGAGGGGTAAAATCCTTAGCTGTAAGTTATTACTACGTGGACTGAATACATATCAAGGTGCTCACTACATGGGACTCACCTCGCTATCTTCTTTTAATGTTGGTTGGTTCAGTAACAGAATAAATAATATTGACGAGAGGACCTGTGAAGATGAATAAGATATTTATTCTTGTAGTGGTTCTTGCTTCTCTTGGTGGATACAAGATTGGGAGTGTATTCACTGAGAATAAGTATATTTTAGTTCTCCAAGAGATAGCTGATGAGTCAGATAAACTTAGGGAATCTATAAGAAAAAAGAACACAGATCACCAGATTGCCCAAGAAGAACACATGCTAGAATTACAGAATTTAAGGGGTAACTATGAGAACACTATTAATAGCCTTACTTCTGAGTATGATGGTAGGCTGCTCGACTCTGAAAAAAGAAGTAGTTTATATAGAGAAAGATTTACATCTACCAGCACTGAATGTGAAATACTTGCAGAGCATACATCCAGACTCGACAGAACTCTTACAGAAGGTCGAGAGTTGGTTAAAAGACTCAGAGAGCACATTAAACAGTCTGAATTAACCTATTCAGAGGTAATCAAATATTTAATTAATGACAGGAACCACCTGAATGGATAATGTATCTATTTCTGATTTAGACGATTTACTTAAGCCCTCAGTCAAGATAACCGAGTGGAAAAAGGAACCTAAACTAGAGCACCTGAAAGAACTCTTTAATGAGTGTAAAACCTCACAATCTGAACAGATGAGTAAGATACAAGATTGGCGTGATCTTATGTCTGTATCTGGTAAGTATACCCATAAGGCAACTACCAATAGATCCTCAGTACAGCCTAAGCTTATTAGACGACAGGCAGAGTGGAGATACTCAGCACTAACTGAACCCTTCCTTGGTTCAGATAAACTATTTCAGGTAAACCCAAATACCTTCGAGGATGCTGCAGGAGCTAAGCAGAATGAGCTTCTACTGAACTGGCAATTTAGAACCAAGCTGAATAAGGTAAAACTTATAGACGATCTTGTACGTGCCACAGTAGATGAGGGTACAGCTATTTGTAGAGTGGGATGGAATACACTCACTAAAATGAACCAAGAGGAAGTACCTGTATTCGAGTTCTATCCCCTAGAACCTGCAGGTGAAGAAGACGAAGAATTTATGATGTTGGTTCAGCAGTTAGAGCAGCTAGCTGAATTTTCTCAAATGAACCCAAGAGAGTATAACGAAACAGTCTCAGTAGAGATGAAAGAAGCTGTCTCCTACTTTCTAGAAACAGGTATTCCAGTACAAGCAGTGATTGTTGATTATGTACTAGAAGATGTAGAGGAGATCTTAGAGAATCACCCTACAGTTGAGGTACTAGATCCAGAAGATATTTATATTGATCCTACCTGTAAAGGTAATATGGATGCTGCATTATTTGTAGTACAGGTATATGAGACCAGCAAACATGTACTCATGAAGCAGGCAGGTACGTACATAAACCTAGATAAAGTTGAGTGGGATAGTGCTGGTGTAGCTCCAGAACGAAATGTAGAAAACAGTTCATTCAAATTCAAAGACAGTATGAAATCTAAAGTAACTGTATTTGAATACTGGGGATATCACGATATTCACGATGATGGTGTAATGATTCCTATTGTAGCCTCATGGATTGGAGACACTCTTATAAGACTAGAGGAATCACCATTCCCTGATGGTAAGTTACCTTTTGTACTTATCCCCTACTTGCCTGTTAAACGTAAACTGTATGGTGAACCTGATGCTGAATTACTCAGAGAGAACCAAGCAATCACAGGTGCAGTAACTCGTGGGATGATCGACCTATTAGGTAGATCTGCTAATGCCCAGACGGGTATCCCAATGAACTTCTTGGATACTGTAAACACTCGTAGGTTTGAGGGTGGATTAGACTACAAGTACAATCCTACTAATGGTATGCACCCTAGTAATGCTGTGTACACACACAAGATGCCTGAGATTCCTAACAGTGCCTATGACATGCTACGTATTCAGTCTGATGATGCTGAATCCT